TTGACTGCATTCCCCTCGTTAAAGTTGAGGTCGTAATCCTTAATGATGTCGATGACATCGTATTGCTGCTGGTTCTCGTAGTGTTTAGGTGTCATAGTAGTTCGATTTCCTGTTTTATGTCTTCCCAGTGTTTTATACCTATTTTATTCCCGCCCCAACAAAGATTTAACACCTCATCAACTGCTATTAATGCACATTGTTTCATATTTGGTAATCTATATATCATTTCTAAACTTTCATCGTTATAACAATCCCAAGTATTTACTAAATATTGATATTTATATACTAACTCTTTTGCTTTTTCTTTTGGTGTCATAGTCAGGGTTGTTTTAGTTAAAATCAGTATCAAAGTCAGTCCATATTTTTACAATTGCCCCTGCGGCTTTTAGTTCCTCGATGCGCAGCTCTTGAATGAGCGATAGCTTCCCGCCTTCGCGTTTCACTTCTATAAACATCGCCTTACCGTATTTAATTGCTAGCAGGTCAGGTATGCCGTTGGTCGATGTCTTAATTAGTTTCGTTACATACCAACCACGCTCAACCAGTTTGCGTTTTATCTTTGTTTGTATTTGCTGCTCGGTCATAGCTTGCTGATTATGTAATGGAATAACTCAATCGCTTTTGGCCTTATTATCTCGTAAATCACAAAAATTAGTATGTATTTCATAGGTGAATAATCAAATAAATTTGCTTATATAAAAAACAAACACCCCTCAATTGACCGCCAAGTGCAAAAGAGAGGTGTTGTTAGTTGTGTGTTTTCTCTTGGCGGTCGTCAAATATAATTAAAGTTTTTTAAATATTGCAAGAGTAAAGTCTTTTTTTTGTTGCACGGTCTTATAAATGTCATATTCAATACCGCCTTTTGAGAATATCCAAAAGACCTCGTTATTTAAACGCTCTTTTGTAGTTAACCTCGCACGGCTTTGCCAGTAACTCGTAGCACTAAAATCGATATTATAGTAAACCAAATACTTTGCGTTTTTTAAACTGACGCCTTCCCTGCCGGAAAGAATCTGAAGCGCGATATTTTTATCGGTTGCATCAAACTCCTCAACTGAATTTGTCAAGTAATCGGCTCCAAATACTTGCAGCAGCGCATCCCATTCAGCCTTAAATTTGTAAAATATTGCGATTTTAACTCCTTCAAATCGATCGTGAATAAATAAAGCCTTACTCGCGTCAATCACTTTGCTGCTACCATCCTCAAATTTACAAGTGCCGCTTGACAGTTGGTGCACTTTTTGCATCAACTTAACCCCTGTATCCCCTAAAATGACCTGCCCTTGTCCGTTGCGAACGATTAGGTCTTTTTTAAGTCTGCGAATGACCTCGTAAGTGATTGGCTGCATCTCGCACTCCAGTACCATCTCGTTGACGCTTGTTGTAAAGCCTGCCTCCTTTTGTGTGAAAGTTATAATATACGGCCGTGTACTTCTTCGTATTTGATTCTCTTTTGCGTTTGAGTAGTCCTTTACAACGGCATAACCTAAGCGTTTTTCTTTGATGTCGACGTACTCAGCGGCCCACTTATAAAAATTCGCATGATTTTTATAAGGCGAGTAATCACTTACCCAAAATTGATGAAACCATTGCGAGTATGACTCAGGCGTTGGCGTACCGCTTAGGAATATCATCGGTAGTTTACTGAAACGTTTTTTAAACTCCTTAGCCGTTGCGTTGGGCTTAGGGAAGGCACCGAAGCGATGGTGTTCGTCATGTATGATTAAGTCGAAATTTCCCGTCACTAAGTGCATTGATTCATCGTTAATGATGGATAAATCAAACGTAAACTCGAAATTATCGTAGTCCCATTGAATTGACGAGATTGCTTTCTTTTTAGTCAGGAATAATACTTTTTTCGCCCCGTAGAGTTGTGCCGTATTGAGTGCGGTTAAACTTTTGCCAGTGCGCACCTCCATCGCGAGGTAAACGATGTGTTTATTTCGCAAAATCTCAATCGCCTCAGCTGAGATTTTAGTTTGGTATGGTCGTAGTTTCATCTTAAAATATTTTGATTTACGTGCTTAGTAACTGCCCGAAGTTTACAATTCAAATTGTGAAAGCTAATAAAATCATTTAAAATTATATCATTAGTAAAGCTACTCGTTTGGTCTTGCACCTGGATGTTTTTAACCAATTCCTTTGGAATGTATTTTTTAATCCATAGGTCAAACATTTCGCTAAACTTTAATTCGTAGTGATCAATATTAATATTCTCTTTGGTTAAAATCTCGTTAGATATTGCGCATTTTGTAACTCCAAAAATTACATTTTTATTTCTATAATCTAATATTTCAGGAAGGATTGCAGTTCGGCAAGCTATTTTAATTCGTTCCAAATCGCTTTTATTATTACCAGCGATTGCAGTTAAGTAGGATATATCGACAACTGTATTGTCAATCCGTTCAATAAAAAAACAACGATGTTTGTAATTGTCTTGCCCTATAAAAATACGTCTACCTCCTTTGCCTCGTTTTTCTAACCAATTAGGATGGTTTTTAAATACGTTTACAAGAAAATCACGCTCCTCAATTATAGTATGATTCAAAGCGTATTTATTTAAAATTGTTTTACACTGGTCTTTTTGATATTTTTTTGTCATTTTAGTAAAAATTTATTAGAAATTCCTTTCGCTAATTGTACGAGCCTGTCGGCTTCGATTGTTTTGCCAACTAATATTTCCTCGAGCTTGCTCAATTGCTGCTCTAACCTCATCAACTCCTCGCTCTTTTTTACTTGGATTGATTTCTTTTTGTTGCTTTGCCTTGACAAGGTCTTGCATTTTTTGTCTAAGTTTTGAAATTCGTTCGTTAACCTTAACAATTTCGATTTCAATTCGTTCAATTTCTCGCTCATCCTGGGTTGATTTTCCGACGTCGCTAAATGGATTCATTTTTTAACTCTTTGATATATTTATAAATCATTTGAAGTGATACACCTAATTGCTCAGAAACCTCTTTTTTGTTTAGGTCGGGATTTGCCTCAAATAAAATTTGGAATTTCTCCTTTGTAGATTTGTTTGAGTTTGATTTTATTACCGTTCTAATCTCGGCCACCTCAATCGAGTCAATTTTTACCTTCTTAGCCATAGCAATAAAATACTTTGATAACTTCTCAGCCTTTATAATTGAGTCCTTTGATATCTCCTCAAAGTTGTAACTATCCAATCCAATAGCGTTAAACGTATGGAGTAAAAGTGCAAAGCGTGGAATGTATGATTTTTGCTTTGGCAACATCGATTTCATGTACTCATTTTCATCGTTTGAATTTTGGATGTTTGTAATCTCGTTAAAAATACGCTTCCATTCAATTTTTGCCTCGGCCCCAAATCGAACGATTTTAGGCTCAATATTTCCGTCTTCGTCCCTTCTTATCATTCGATGCTTAACTGCCTCAAAAAACGCAATTATAGTATCGCTATACCATTGGATAGTATTGCTATCCATTTCCCTATCGTTGTACTGCTCAATAGCTAACTCAGGAAACGATAAAAGCATCCTATCCATAAATCCATTGTCTTTGTTATCGTCAGTATAAAATGAATTAAAAATAGTCGGTTGGATTCCTCCGAGTACTGGGATAAGCGGCTTAGCTACAAATGATCCAGCGCGAGTCATTCGGTTTAGATTTACGGATTTCCCGCTCCAGGTTGAAAGCCAAAACTCAAGGTCACTCCCTGCCTTATATTTATTCATATCCTTAAACCAACCCGCAAGCTCATCCTTGAAAACACCAACCGAAATGTCGTTTTGTTGATGCAAATCAACCAAAGCCTCAATGGTTATATCGTTGGCAATAAATTGCTTTTTAGTTGGTTTTATTACCTCGGGATATTCCTCTTGCTCCTTCTTTGACAAGTTAGAATAAAACTCGTATTTTTCATATTCCTTAATAAAGTTGGCAATCTCTCGGTTGTTAATTTTTTCAATAGGGAATATTATATTTGTAATGGAGGGAGTTTTTCCTATACCCGCTTTTCCCACAATTGCAACCCAAATAGTCGCAAGCTCACGCCAGCCTTTTTTTACCTCGATTTGCATCGCGTTGCCAATACTTAATGAAATCATCCAAAGAAGTGAGCAACCCATATAGTCGATGGAACTATCCAAGGTCTCTGAGCATTCCGAGATATATGATTGGATTGGTTTCGGAAATATATCAATTGGAAACTCGAGATCGGATTTATTGATTACAATTTTCTCCTTTGGCTCAAGTGCTTTGTTGACTATTCGTGATCCATAACCTTCTGAGTATAATTTAGAAGCTGCCGATTTCATATCGTCGTTATGATATTTTCGAGCGTAAGCGGTAAACGGCGTGTAAAGAGTCTCGTGTTTATATCGGCTCCCTGTTGAAAATAAAAACATAAACCCGCTATCTTTAAAAATATAACCTGAATGTGGAGACGTAGCTCCATGGCGTTTGATTACATATTTTTTCGATAGGTTGCCAACGATTGTAAACTCATCTCCTATGATTGAAAATATATCGTTGCGTTGGTTAAAATCGTCCCATGTAGTTAAATCGGATTCAATATAAATTTTCTTATCTCGTTTGATTTCAATCGACTGCTCATCGATGTAATTATACATTTTTGAGAATGTCATTATAATCTCACGGTCATCGTCGGAAATGTAATCAATTTGATGGTAGTTCTTTTTAGATACTTTATTCTCGGGATAGGTAAAAATATACCCGCCAACTCCTCGAGTCTCTAAAACGGCTTCAGTATGGCCTTTAAGTCTCGCCAATTTAATATTACCTTGTACTCGTTTTGATTTGTAAAGGATATGATATCCCGCGTTTTTAGTTTTGTAGATTACAACCTTGTCATCAAAGTCGAGAATGTTGTCACGAAGGTAACCAGTGTACTCGTCCCAAAAATCCTTTTGTTCTTTTGCAGTTGAGAAAACCTTTAAATCAATATCGACACATTCGAGATCATCGAAGCCTGTAACGATTCCAAAATTGGTAGTTGCAGGAATTTCAGTTTTGTCCTTCCTAAAAATGCCGCCTTTATAATTGTAATGCCGAATGAATTTTTCATATTCAAGCCGCTCGGTTTGTTGCGCCTTCCATGGGAAGTTTGGCACCTTGTCATCGCTAACGGTAATTAGCGAAAAGTTATCATAAAATAACTTGAGTTTGTTTTGATCCATAAGATTAAAAATAAAATCCCTTCAATTTCATCGTGGCAGCGATTACTCTTGAAAGGATTTGTAAAATAATTCCGTAAATGTAATATATCTGCCAATAAATTACAGTACAAATATAGGTATTATTTCCCATTAAACAACGTTTTAAACTTTTTAAACTTTTTTAAACTAATTTTAAACCAAATTAAAAAGTTATTAATTTGATTTATAGTGTTTTAACCTAAGATTTTAAACTTTTAAACCTGGTTTAAAGGTTTTTTAGTAAAAAAAAATTTTTTAAAAATAAAAAATAAATCCATTATAAAAATATTTTAAACTTTAAAAGGTTTAAAGTGTTGATTTGTAAAGTTTTAAACTGCTGATTTGGTTTAAAATGGTTTAAAATGGTTTAAAGCATAAAAAAAGCGATCCGAAGACCGCTTTCTCAACTATTTAACCAACTAAAATAAATAAACCCCCGAACTGTGCTTTTAATTTCCCAGGATTTCGAGTTACTTCGGGGGTTTTAAATTAAAACTATAAATCGTCTGCGTCAACCTCAACCTCAATCTCGGTTATAACTGGCTCCGATTTCGTGAGGTAACTTTTAAGATACGCCTCCAAAGTGTTAAACGCTTCGTCTGCAAGGTCTGCCTCGGCTCCATCAAGTGAGCAAAGATATCCGAATACTGGTGTTGTGTATTTCACGCTGCCTTTTTTAGCCTCGTCAAATCCAACTACTGAAACCCACTCGTCAACTAATCGGCTTTTACTTTTAGCGGTAAAATCGCCCCACGTTTGACAGGCTGCACCTTTGAGTTGAATGTTTGCAATCTCGCCACCCTCGAGCATAATATAAATGCTTTTAACGTAGTGACCGCCTGCGGCCTTTGCTTTCTCTTTGATGTCTTTGTAAAGACCTCGAGCAATCTCGTTGCCTTTGAATGGCTTAACGATTAACTCATCCTTTGAGATATATTTTACCTCGTTAGAATAAATACCGCTTTCGGTTGCATCGTTCCAACCTTTCACGGTATGGAGTTCGTCGAGAACTAAGAATTTAAACGGAAGCTCAACGCTTACGTTTGTCTTTGTCTCTTTGTCGTAGTATGCAAACGTTTTCTCGTTTGATTTCCACTCAAAAAAATTTGTTGCTGGGTTTGTTGTTGGCTGCGAGAATGCAGCGCGTCTGTTTGAAGTACTCATAATATAATTTGTTTTTTGTGGCACGAAATGAAGCAGCTCGAGCCTTGCTGCGGTTATTATGATTATGCTAAATTACTGATTTATATTTGTCTGACAAAATTTTTTTGTAAATTTTATTGACTCTCTCGGAATTTACCCCGCGATTGTAATAAAATCGCATTACTTTTTTTATCCTGGTTAAAGGTGTGAAATTAGCCATCCTATTGCGCTTATAATTAGTAAAAATGCAGCCGCCTCAATTGCAGCTCGCGTCACAAAGATCAACTCTTTTTTGTTTTGTGGTTTCATAATTGTCTATTAAATTAATAATTTCATTCATTAAGTCCTCGTCCTCGATTGCTTTGGCCTTTGTGAGCATTACAAAGTATGGCGAGTATTGGTTGATTAGTTGCAGGCGTAACTCCTCCAGGTCGGGGCGTCTATATCGCACGTCAGTATCGTAAATTTTTACCATGTACAAGACTGTCGCATGATCGTAGGGCCTAAATTCTCGTATAATCTCTCTAATCTCAACCGATTTGTATTTCAAATCAACTCGTAAAATGTAGCAAAACATCGCTCGAGCGTCAACTATTTGTAGAGTCCGCCGCTTCTCAAAGACGTCAACACTTGTAACGTCTTTGATTTTGGCGGCTATCTCTAAGGCTCTACTATAACTCATTTAAATCGAGATAACGGTAACTATTTGTAAACCCACCCCAATCAACTACAATCGGCAGCTCTTGCGTTCGGCGTTTGTCTTTTGACTCGTTACCTATTTCGACAACTGTCCCCTCTTTATCTTTTGGGTTATGCCTGTCATCCATTGCAACGAAAATACTTGTCTCGCGCAATCTTACTTTTGTTCCTACTTCCATAATTAAAATTTTAATGTTATACTTGATTTGCGTGGCGTTACCGATACTGTTGGCACCTCGTTACCATAAGCGTCGAAAATAACTTGCGTTTGTTTTAGTGCCAATTTAAGCAGCTCCTCGCGCTCTTTAAGGTCGGCCTTAAGATTTTGATAAATTGGATCGTCGGAGTAGTTGATTGTCTCACCTCCGTTCACTGGAGTAAACTCAACGCCGAAGCAAGTCATTTTCTCCTCGGGCAAGTGCTTACGCATTTCTGCGTCGGCTGAATTAACGACTTCTTTAAGTCGGCAAATATTAGCCATAAACATGTGCTTATCGACGTTACCCTCTTCGAGTACGTTGTCGACCATTCGCTTGCCTGTAAGGATTGCGTCTTTTTTTGTAAACGATGGCTCGTACATCGTGATTAGTTGTTCTGAATTCTCAAGGAATAGTTTTGCTGATGCTCCCATTTTAATTAAGTTTTAAATAAGCGTTACACATTTTTTTGTTGTCGGAATAGTAAACCGATTTCACGGTCTTGCGCATCCATTTGTCGAACTTCTTGGCCTCTTTGAGGTTTACTTTTGTCTTTTCCATTTTTGTATTATATTTTCGATTGATTGTTTTACCTCGTTTTCTGAGTCTACTGGGATGAGCTTGTGCAATATTTTTGTTTGCGTGCCTTCCTCAAATTTAGTTTTACGGCCTGCGCCTCGTTCGTTTCTCATTATTTGTGTCTAAATGGTAACTCCTCAACGCGCCAAATGCGCTTGCAAACTATTGAGGATTGATGAAAAATCAATACTGCCTCAGCGATGCTGCTGGCTTCGATGTCAATGTCGTAATCGTAGCACTCATCGTACTGCTCGGTGTAATAATATAGTCTATAAGTTCTCATACATTCGGGCCAATCTTAGGCCGATATTAAAGTTAGCAATCATTCGTTGTTTGTTCCAAGATTTTACCTCCCACCCAAATAACCGCTCGTTGCGTTCAAGTCGGTCTTTGTGGTCGTTGTAGCGTCGGTCGCTTTCTTTGTACGCCTCAAGTATTTTAATGGCGCGTTCGTGTTTTTTAATTTCAAGTTCTAGGTTTTCCATTATAATCTAAAAATTAGTTGACCGATAAAATATGCGGCCATGATTAAACAAAAAATGTACTGCGGTTTGCGATGTTGTAAAAAGTATTTCATAGTTGTTTGATTTTGTTGGAGCAAATCTATAACAATAAATTAATTATACAACAATAAATTAAAAAAAGTTTGATTTTAATGCTTATTTATACAAATTCTAAATAAAACGGGAGATAAAAAAGCGGCGGTAAATGTAGAGAATTGCCGCAATAATAAGGATCAACCAAATCCACCAAAATGATTGCGCACGCTCAACGTGTTTCTCGCTTGCTTTGGTCGATTGTGTCGCAGTTTTTTGAGTTTTGCGTGTATTGTGTACGCTTTGAGATTTAATCGCCTTAAATCGGCTTATTTGCGTTCGTTTCTTAATACGGCCGTTTTTAATTGTGGTCTTTTTGCCTTGACTATCTATAATAACAATCGGTTTGAGCGTATCAACTGGCGTAATCTCAAACTCATCGACGCAAATTGTGCTATCGATGTCCTCTTTTGTCTCGATTTTAGTCGAGTCAATTACTGAAATCTCGCTTTTTGTCTCGGTTTCGGTTGTGCTTTTGTTCACTTTACGCGCTCCGCAGCTCGCAAATAACAATATAATAAGTATATAAGTAAATTTATTTTCCATTATAACTATATTATCTGATTTTATTTTCCACTATTCGCAAGTTATTGACCTCGTAATCGCCGCCTTTCTCAACTTTAATGTGAGCAAATCCGTTGTTCCAATTGTTGTAGGGCATATATTCGGGACTTAATCCGCATAATGCACCCACGCTCCAGGTAGTTGTAACGTCTCCGCTAAGGTTTACCTCAGTATGTTCGCTTGTTCTATGGTGGTGGCCAATAATACAAGACTCTTTTGCTTTCATATAAAGGCCACGCGCTGGGTTAACAGGTGGCGCAAAGCCGCTAAAAAATTCGTGTCCGTGTAATAGTGGCAATTTACCCGCCTTTGCGATTTGTTTTGACTTGACCTCTTGCACTCCGAACTCGCCAAAGCGTAAAATCGTAGCCAATTCAAAGTCAGGAATACCCAACAACTCGGGAGCCTGTAATTTTAGGAAGTTTTGCCAACGATCCTCATGGTTGCCAATCTTAAAATATATCGGGCATTGGAAGTGATCCTGCAAATTCTTTAAAAAGTTACGTGTCATCTCAAGCTCGTCGGCCATATTGCGAAGGCGTCGGTCTTTAATAAAACGCGATAACATATACATGTCGATAGTGTCCCCATTTAAGTAAACGCAGTCGACTTTTTCTACCTTACCGTAGTCAATCGCCAATCGGAGTGCGTCGTTGTTTTGATAAGGGAAGTGAATGTCCGTTAAAAATAAAATGTTTTTATTTGGAACGATGACCGTGCCTTGTTTCTCGTAGTCGCTTTCAGGTAACTCAAACTCTTTACTCATAAATTGTTTTTTTTCTTTGTCCGTTCGTTCGCCTATCGCTTCCTTTTGCTTCCTATCGCTTTTCTCGTTTCGGTGCAATCTTACAACATTTCGCGCATTATCAACGCTTATAAAATCAATCGGGTAATCCTGGTGCAATAGTCTTGAGATTGCCATCGTTGATGACTTTGGAAACTTTGCTATATACTCGCGAGCGATTTCGCCCTTATATGTGATTTTACTCTCCAAAATATACGTCTGCTTCGGCCTTGCGTCGAATTGTGAGACCTTTTAAAACGTTCCCGCCTGCCTTATTCCATTTTAGGAACTCCTCACGAATTGACGGATCAAAGTGGTTGAAGTTTACCTTGCGTAAAAGTGTGGATTTCTCAAAGTTGGCAGGGCCTATGTTATAGCAAAGAGACACAAGGCTATTGAATTGTCCCTGATCAAGCGGAGCCGTAACTAATTTACTCACTTTGGTTGCAAATTTATCGGCTATTGTTTTAAACAACTCAAAGGCTTCGAGTTCCGTGATTGGTTGGTCGAGTAAAGTGACGCGTTTACCGTTACTATAAAAAGTATTTCCGTAACCTATGGTCGGCACTTTTGCGCTACAAAGGTACGGCTTAGAGCTAAACCCCTCGAATTTGCAAATCAATCGATAACCCGCGTTGTTTAGTTTCATCCTTTAAATGCTTTAAATAATAAGGTCACAAGTGCAGCGGTAAACGCTACGGCGATGACTTTGGCTTGTTTGATGTATACTTTAAGCTCGGCGTCGTTATCCTCCAAATCAATTACTCGCGTGTCGATGTCCGAGATTTTCCAAACAAGTCCACGAAATCCGTTTAGGTCGTTTCCAAGTAGGGCTTGTTTTATCTCTCGTATATCGGCTGAGCGAATCTCGCTATCTTTTTTAATCTCTTTGATGTGCTGCTCTATTCGGTCGAGGCGTTCGCTTTCAATGCTCATGAGTTCAATTTGTTTGGCTGCGAAAGGTACAATTTAATCCCTCCCAAAGTAATAACTATTATTTTTAATATTGTGCCGCAGTAAACTGGTAATCCAAATTGCGATATGAGATCCATAAGCAAATCAGTCGTTTGGTCAAGTATACCTAAAACGATTAAAATAATCGGCAATAAATGCTCCTTAATTTGTTTCATCTTCTTGCAATTTAGTCACTAATTTGTCAAGTATTTGTGACAAAGCTACAACGTCAGCCATTTGATAAACTCCCGCTTTTACTGCAATTTCAATCGCTTGCTTAATTA